AATATACTCTGGATATGGTCAAAATTGATAATGCTATTAAAGACACTATCAATGAGATTAAAGCCGAGGAACGTAAGATTGCAGATAGAGAAAATGCAATTAGAAATTCTGCCCCCGAAGTTTCTGTGGCTACTTAAATAAACGCCACATCGCTGAAAATTGCTTTTTAGCCTAGGGATCTCTTGCACTCAATTAAAATCTAATATATAAATATCTCACTATACAATTAATTAATTGGATATCGACGCGTATAGTCGACGGCCTAGAGACGATATCCTATAAACTAGGAGAATAATTATGGCAAGAACAACGTTCGCAGGACCAGTAAGATCCCTAAGAGGATTCTTAGGAAGTGGCCCACAAATGCAACAATCAATATCAGGTACTGTCGATGGTGGTACGGATATTGCAGGTATTGATAAATATCAAGGGAAGGTTTCATTGATTACAAACAACACAACTGTTTTCAATCTACCTTCAATCATAGATACAGCAGCTTCTGCTGTAGCAGGACCTGATGATCCAAACTCTACAAACAGAGTTGGATTGTACTATCAGTTCCTAGTAACAGCAAACCTTTCAGGAAATACTTTCACTTTGAATGCAGGAACTGCAGCAGGTAGAAGTACAGCTGATGTTTTTAGAGGGACTGCCTTCTATAATAACACAGCAACTGACCCAGGAGTGGTAACTGCATTTAATGCAGGTGGCACAGACACGCTTACTTTGGACGGTACTACAAGAGGTGGACTTGAAGGATCATATATTCAATGTAGAGCAGTTGATGGTTTAATATGGCAAATTGATGCTATGTTGGTTGGTAATGGAACATTTGCTCAACCTTGGAGCTAATAAATAAATAATTATTATGGGCCTTCGGGCCCATAGTGAAAATAAATAAGGAGAAAAAATATGGCATTCGGTTCAGATGTAAAACAAACTATCCCTTTAACGGCAGATGGTTTAGCTAGAAAATATACAGGTACTACAACAGCTGTAATTACTAAAGCTAGAATACAAGGTGTTTATGGACAAGCAACAGCAGCTGATGCAGAAATAAAAATTTATGATGAAGCGACTTCAGATAAGACAGCTTCTCAATTAGTATTTCATGCAAAGTTTTCAAATGCAGATAATCACGGACAAAGCTTTGAAGTTCCTGGAGATGGAATTAAATGTGATGCAGGTATGTATGTCGATTTAACTAACTGCGATTTTTGTACGATTATTGGAACGTATACGTAAGGGGTAACCAATGGCGTTTTCGGGTACAACTACATTCGAGAAAAATTTCTCGATAGATGATGTAATTACGGAGTCATTTGAAAGATTAGGTTTTTTTGATTATTCTGGTAATGATTTAAAATCAGCTAGACGATCATTAAATATAATGTTTCAAGAATGGCAAAATAGAGGTGCGCATTTTTGGGAAGTAGCTGAGAATACTTTTACCTTAGTGGCTGATCAAGCAACCTATACAATGTTTAGATCAACCGACGACGGGACTTCAAGTACAACAGCTGTTTATGGTGCATCCGATATATTAGAAGCCAGTTTTAGAACTACTTCAAATGTGGACACTCCACTTTCAAAAATTAATAGATCACAATATTCAGCTTTTTCAAATAAAACAGCTACAGGACAACCTTCACAATATTGGGTACAAAGATTTATAGATAAAGTTACAATGACTTTATATTTAACTCCTGGTTCCACTCAAGCTGGAGATTTTATTCATTATTATTATTTAAAAAGAATTCAAGATGCCGGAGCCTATACTAATGAAGCCGATGTAGTTAATAGATTTGTTCCTGCTATGTGTGCAGGGTTAGCTTATTATTTATCTATGAAAAAAGCTCCAGCGCGAACACAAGAAATGAAATTAATTTATGAGGATGAATTTAATAGAGCATTGCAAGAAGATGGATCTCCTGCAAGTGTTTATATTTCTCCTAAGACTTATTATCCGGAGATATAATGGCAAAATTTGCAAAAGGAAAACACGCATTAGCAATTTCAGATCGAAGTGGATTAGCTTATCCATGGAGACAAATGGTTACAGAATGGAATGGAGCATTTGTTCATTACTCAGAATATGAACCTAAGCAACCACAATTAGAACCCAAACCATTTGTAGCTGATCCTCAAGGATTAGATAAAGCAAGACCAGCTAGAACAGAATTCGGAACACAAGATTTTTTACCAAAGAATCCATTCACAACAGCAGCTGCTTCTAAACAAGTTACAGTTTCAGAACCTTTTAGTAAAAGATCAAATAATGATATTGTAAGATTTACTGCCGTTAAATCTCCAGTGGGTGGAGTTGCAACAAATACTTTACAATTATCAGGAGCAATTTTATCAGGAGATATTACTAGCACTGACACTACAATTCCAATACTAGCACCTGTAGGTACTAATCTGCCTACAAGTGGATATATTGTTATTGAAAAAGTAAATAGCACAACAGGATTTTATGAAAATGAAGTTGTTCAATACACAAATAAAGTAGGAATTAATTTAACAGGATGCACAAGAGGAACTAATGCTCAATTTCGAGGGTACACTCCCAAAAATACCACAGCGAGTTCTCATGCTTCTGGAGCAAAAGTTTATGGTGGTTATTCTATAACCATGGTACAAACAACACATAACCAAGCTGGGCAACCATCAACTGTAACTCAAGAAAATAGTTATACATTTGATTTAGTTTCAAATGCTGCAGCTAGTGCAACTGGAGGAGGATTCCAAGTCTTAGCAGGACCATTGGATTACCAACAAGGATAATATGACATACGCAGAATTAGTAACAAAAATTAGAAATTACACGGAAGTAGATTCAACAGTTTTAACTGATGCGATTGTAAATGGGTTTATAGAAGACGCTGAATGGAGAATATTAAGGGATGTAGATCTAGATGCCAATAGAAGATATGAAACAGCTAGTATGGTGGCTTCAACTAGATTTATTGATGCTCCAGATAATTGTTTAGTTATTAGATCGGCTCAAATTGTTGATTCAGACGGAGTTGGAGCAGCCGATAATAGAGATTTTTTACAGTATAGAGATACGAGTTTTATGTCCGAGTTTAATCCTAAAAATTCGACAGGAGTGCCTAAATATTATAGCTGGTGGGATGCTGATACAATTGTCGTGGCTCCTACTCCTAATGCGACCTATACCATTCAATTAAATTTTACCTTGAAAGACCCAGGATTATCGAGTACAACTACTACAACATACTTAAGTTTGAAGTTTCCCAATGGACTTTTGTATGCATGTCTGATAGAAGCATTTAGTTTTCTAAAAGGCCCGAATGACCTCTTGCAATTATACGAAGGAAAGTATAAACAAGTTGTTGAAGGCTTCGCAATAGAACAAATGGGAAGACGAAGACGGGACGAATATCAAAGTGGTGTTCCTCGTATAGGTAAATAGGAGAAAAAAAATATGGCTATAACACAAGCGATTGCAAACGCATTCAAGAAACAGCTATTGGAAGGCGATCAAAACTTTGCTTCATCATCTGGAGACAAGTTCAAGATAGCCCTTTATACTTCTTCAGCAACTCTAAACTCAGCGACTACTGCATACGCATCAGCTAACGAAGTTAGTAATAGTGGACAGTACACAGCTGGTGGTGGAGCGTTAACCAATAACGGAACATCTATTTCTGCAGGTGTGGCGAGAGCTGATTTTGCAGACCGTTCTTTTACTGGTGTAACTCTAACTGCTAGAGGAGCTTTAATTTATAACACTTCATCTACTGTCACAAATGCAGCAGTGTGTGTTTTAGATTTTGGAGCAGATAAAACAGCTACTTCTGGTACGTTTACAATTCAATTTCCAGCGCCGACAAGTACAGCAGCTATCCTAAGAATCTCAGGATAATAGGGAGGTAACTTCCTATGAGTCAACCGACTTGGGGTTCAGGTGTTTGGGGACAAAATCAATGGGGCGATCAAGCCGACGTAGCAATTGTAGCTACAGGTTTTGCATTAACCAATACACTCGGGAACGAAACAACAGCCGGAGAAATTAACAACGGGTGGGGTAGACTTACCTGGGGCGAAAACGCTTGGGGCGAGTATGGCGATGCCATTATAAGTGGTATAGCGATGACTGCTAATTTAGGCAGTGTCACAGCTCAAGCTGATGCGAACGCAACCAATTCTACAAATAATAATCAACAACTAGGTCTAGCAACCGGCACTGCAATAGCAACTGGAACTACAACTGCTTATCTTACTGGAATAGCAATGACTAATTCATTGGGAACTGCTGATGCAGGTCCTGATGCGATGGCTACTGGTAATCAGGCTACAATGGGACTTGGTTCCGTTTCGGCTTACAACGCAACTGGTTGGGGTAGACAACATTGGGGAGATAATGCCTGGGGTGTAGAAGGAACATGGGCAACTGGATTAGTTTCTGGAATTGCAATGACTGCAACTTTAGGAACTTCTTCGGAATTATCTGGCGATGCCACAATAACAGCAAATACTTTAAATGTAGCTCAAGTTACTTTAGGTGCAGTAGATGTAGCTCCTGATGCAATGATTATTGGCGAAGCAGCCGTAATGAATTTAGGTACATTAGGAATGCAAGGAGATGTCGCTGTAAGTCTTACTGGAATAGCAATGACTGCTGCACAAGGAACAGCAGTTTTAGATGCAAATACTATAGCGAATATTGATTCTGGTGCTTTACCAATGACATTGGGTTATGGTGCATCNGGTACTTCAATTAAGATTCATAGCACTGTAATTCCTACGGGAATTGAGTTGACAACAAGCCTTGGAGCTGGTAGTGCTCTAATATGGAACAAAGTTGATACAGGTTCAGCACCTATTGACCCACCAGGTTGGGTTCCCGTTGCTGCTTAGAGTAGTTGACACTATCTCTTATTTTTAATAAAATGATGATATAAGGAATTAAAAAATGGCGAATTCAACATCAGCAAGTTTAAAACTTACGGTCCAAACTACTGGGGAAAACTCCGGAACATGGGGACAAATAACTAATACAAATTTATTAATCTTAGAACAAGCAATTGGTGGTTATGGAGCATTTGGAGTTACCAATGCGAGTAGATCATTAACATTCACTAATGGAGCTGTTTCTAATGGTAAAGATCAAGTCATTAAACTTTCAGGAACATTATCAGCTAATGTTAATGTTACAATGCCTGATTCAGTGGAGAAAACTTATTTAGTACAAGACGCATGTGATCATGCAGGATATACTCTTACTTTTAAAACTACATCCGGTACCGGAATAGCATTATGTGAAGGACATACTTATGTTTTATGGTCGGATGGAACAAATGTTTATAAAGGACAAGAATTAAAAAAATGGAGAGCTGTTTCAGCAGCTGAAACAGTTCAAGCTGGAGCACAACTTGCTGTTAATACAAATGGTGGAGGAGTAACTATAACTCTACCTGCTTCCCCCTCTATCGGAGACGAAGTGTCTTTTATAGATCAAGGATATGACTTTGATAGCAATGCATTGACTGTTGGACGAAATAGTTCTAATATAGCGAATGCAGGATCCGATTTAACAGTTAATACTCAAGGAGCAGCTTTCACATTAGTTTTTTCAGGAGATGCTACTACTGGGTGGACTTACACGGAGAAATAGGAGATAATTAATTATGTCAAATTACGAAGCTACAAAATACGATTTCGATGGTGCAAATCTTACTGGAATAGAAGGTATCCCAACAGGATGCATAATTCCTTGGTCAGACACTTCTTTACCAACTGGGTTTTTAGAATGTAATGGAGCAGCAGTTTCAAGATCAACTTATTCAGCTTTATTTGCTATTGTTGCTACAACTTATGGAGCTGGAAATGGTTCAACAACTTTTAATCTTCCAGATTTAAAAGATAAAGTTCAATTAGGAAGATCAAACAGTGCAGCATTAGCTTCTTCAGGAGGAGCAAACACTGTAGCTGCAACTGGAAACGTTGGAGGTTCTACAGCAAATGCAACTCTTTCAACAGCACAATTAGCGAGTCACAACCACCCATTTAGAATGGGAAATCAACAACCACCAGCCATGTCAGCCATGGGCAGTCAATTTCTTAATACTAACCAACAATCATCTTCAATTGGGAATTCTGGATCAGGTGGAGGACATGATCATAATATGAGTGCGACTTTTACTGGAGATGCAACTTCGGTTGTGCAACCATATTTAACAATTATATACGTAATTAAAACTTAAGGAGAGAATTTATGTCAACATCATCATCATGGACGGTAGTATTCGAAGATAAAATTGTAATTAATAGAAATGTTAATACAAACAACGAACACACTGGTTATATGATTGAAGATGATTCTTTTTGGAATCAAGCACATTTTTCAAATCTATGGGCTATCCAATTCGGAACTACTCCATCTACAGATGAAGTAGAACATANAGATGGTACAGCTCACACATCTTATGATTCCACNATTCATGGCNATTTCAATGAATTTATAACACGTTGGGATGCAGTCCATTTAGCTGAACTACAAGGTAGTTGGGATAATAATAATGTAGAAGGCGAAACTGCTGAACAAAAAATAAATAGAATAGGCGCTAGACCTACTTCTTTTACTTCCCCTTCCGTTTAATCTCTCGGAGCACAATTTATCCACGAGGTAAGAATATATTTATTACCTTTTAAAGGTGGATTCCCTCTATGAACATAGGGAAACCCGGCAGGGAAAATAAGAATTCTTCCAGTTTTAGGTTTAACTCTTACACTCTGATGAAGCAGTTCAGTTTCTCCACCCTCTTCTACTTCATTTAAATAAATTAAATACGTGAGTACTCGGTTTTCTTCTCCTGGTCCATGTTCAATATGCCATATATGATACCCTTGACCCGGTAAAGTTTTTTGTACTTTCATGTGGGTATATTTTAACTCCTGATAAAGAGTGTTGAGAGATGTAGAGTCGACGTATTTTTTTAAGGCTAAATCAAAATTGGCGAAGAAAGATTTAAAATTATCTTTCCATATATGAAGATTTTGCGAATTCAAAGCTTTCGCCGTATCATCTTTCATAACCGGAGGAAATTTTTCTAAATTTTGTCGAGTAAATTTTGCTGTAAAATCATTTTCTTTTTCATAATATTCAATTACTTTCTTACAGTCTGATGGTAAAAGATAACCATCAAATATACCTATAAAATTCTTATCTATGTGGACATTTCTTTTTTCCATTATACTTTGAGTTTCNCTTCTTCTTTTTTCCCTTTATCCCTTATTCTCTTATTCCGTTCCCAGTTTTCATCGCTTATATTGGGGCCAATATTTATTACGAGAGTATATCTTTTAGTATCAGCTTTTACTTCATCTACGTAGTGTTTTATCCCCGGTGGAAAGAAATAATAATCCCCTGCTTTAGGGGTAATTTCCACCTGCAGTTCCGGCAAAATGAGAGGATTTCCTTCGGTTAAATACAAAAGTCCATGGGATATAAAGTGTTGATGTATGTCAACTCTATCTCCTTTGCCCAGCTCAATTCCCCATAGATTTTGGATAATATGTTTCTGATAAAAGTGGCGAAAGAGCTCTGCATTTGTACCTTGATGAGTATTAATACAGTGATTAATAAATTTTGTAGTGAGTGGATTATCAATAAAATAATTCCAAGGTGTCATTTTACCTCGAACATAAGTCGCATCCTCCAGCTCTTCTGTTAAATTATTTCTAATTTCATTTTTAATATTTTCTATTTGATCGGGATAAGGATAGTTTCCAAAAGTTATTTGTACAGTTTTTGGATACGTTACCATTAAACTACTACTCGGCTGTAGTATAGGGGATGTGTCTAGTAATTCTATACTCATCTTAATAATTTTGCTTTTTCTCGTTGGGTATCATCTAAAAAGTTTTTTCGTTTAACTCCCGTTCTCGTCTCTTCTTTTAATTTTCGTAAAGTCTCAGCGCTCGGATTCCATTCTTCTTTGTTAACAATATCTCCTCCTCTTTCTGGTCGTGTTTGAAAAACTACTTTATATTTTCCATCATAAGATTTAAGTTTTTCCTTCCACCAGTCGGGGTCTTTAATTGTATAATGAGCATTCTTTCCATTTAATAATAGCTGGGTAGCCGGATAACAAGTAATGGTAAAAAAAACATTATCACTAAAACTAAATATATCTTCTAATACATTATCTATTTGATCTTCTTGTACATGTTCCATGACGTCAGTGCATATAACTAAATCAAATTTTCCTGTAGGTTTTTTTTCAAACCGAAAATAAGCTGGATCATAACCGGTAATATCTACATTGGGAGCACCNGGAGTTTTAGGATTATTAAATAATATGTTATGAAAATGNGCTTTCCCACATCCATAATCTAAAACAGTTTTTACATTGTGACGACCAATAACATCCCAGATTTGATGTTTATATTCTCCTAAAGATTCCCCAAGCCAATGCGTAGGATTCTGAACATGATATTTTTGTGCTTCTTCTAAGGATTCATATGTCATAAATATTTGTGTTCTGGTCTATGGTTATTCTTTAAATTCTTTAGTTCAATATAATGTCTATAACATGTTTCAGTAAAGGCTGTCAAATATAAGATGTCTCGAGGATGAGTAACGCGATAAGCTTCGATCCCATCATAACCCATTTCTTCGGCTACTTTAAATCTAAAATGTCCACAATGAATTTCGTCTTTTTTCTGTTGAGAATTAAACATTATGACTCCTGGAAAAAGAAGTCCATCTTCTTTCATAAATTGTCTGACATTTTTAAGGTGTTGAATTTCCTTGGGTTCATCCCAATTAATAGAATCATTATTTTGCAAATAATCAAAATTTATGCTAGTAAGCTTATCAGGAAACCATATTATTCTGGCTTTCATTATATTCATAACTAATATATAACATAAATAATATGTTACAAAAGCTTAAATTTGTCCCGGGGTTTAATAAACAAGCTACTGAATCTGGCGCTGAAAGTCAGTGGGTAGATGGAGATTTTGTTAGATTTAGGTATGGACTCCCTGAAAAAATAGGGGGTTGGGCCCAATTAACGGCTTCCGAAAAAACATTACCCGGAGCTGGAAGAGCAGCTCATGCTTTTACAAGTTTAGCTGGAGAACGGTATGTCGCAATTGGAACTTCTCAGGGTTTATTTTTATATTATGGGGAAGATCTTTATGACATTTCTCCTTTAGATACAGCTATCACTGGCTGTACTTTTACCACAAGTTCTGCAGCTGGAACGACAGTTACAATTGACAAAGCTTCTCATGGTTTAGAACCGGGAAGATATATCACTTTATCTTCTGTGAGTGTTACAGCAGATTCTACTTTAACACCTGCAATTTTAGAAAAAGCTTATGAAGTTTTAACCGTTCCAACAGTCGATAAATTTACTATCACAGCATCTACTGCTGAAACCGGAACAGGTATGACTGCAGCCGGAGCTGCAACAGTTAATCCTTATTACGTAGTAGGACCAACCAGTCAAACAGTTGGTTATGGATGGGGAACTTATTTATGGGGCGATTCTACTTGGGGCACAGAGCGATCAACAAGTAGTGTGACTCTGGAACCAGGCACCTGGAGTCTTGATAACTATGGTCAAGTTTTAGTTGCAACTATTTCAGATGGAAAAACTTTTACTTGGAATGCCGGGGCAAGTAATCCTCGAACAATTAGAGCTTCTCAATCAACTACTAATTTTCTTACTACTTCTAATCCTACCGTTTCACTTATGACAAAAGTTTCTGATAGAGATAGACATTTATTTCATCTTGGAACAGAGACAACTATTGGAGACGCTACTACTCAAGATAAAATGTTTATAAGATTTTCTAATCAAGAAGATTTAAATGACTACACTCCTACACAAATCAATACTGCAGGAACTTTTAGACTCGATGCAGGAAATGAAATTAGAGCAGCTGTTTCAGGAAAAGATTATACTTTAATTCTAACTGATACTGCAGCTTATGTGGCTCAGTATGTTGGTCCTCCTTATACATTTAGTATTAGACAAGTTGGTACCAATTGTGGATGCATGGGAATGCATTCAGCTGTTTCTGCCAATGGAGCAGTTTACTGGATGGGGGATGCAGGGGGTTTTTATAGATACGATGGTACCGTTAAATCGATTGATTGTCTGGTAGAAGATTTTGTATTTGATACTCAGGGTACAGATTTAGGACTTAATTACACAGCTAATAAACTTATTTATGCAGGTCACAATAGTCTATATACAGAAGTCAGCTGGTTTTATGCTAAGAATGGTTCAGATCAAATTGATAGATGTGTAACATATAATTACGGAGAAAATGTATGGACGACAAGTTCTCTTGATAGAACAAGTTGGACTGATGCAAATGTTTTTGATAAACCTTATGCAACAGATTATGTTTCCACAGGTACTCCAGTCTTTCCAGATATTTTAGGTATTACCAATACTTATGGAGCTTCTTTTTATTATGCTCAAGAAACAGGGACTGATCAAGTTAATAGCACCGGAACTACTTCCATTGATGCCTACATACGATCTGGAGACTATGATATTACTTCAAGAAAGAATATGATGGGTACTTCAACCGGTGTAGTAGATTATAGAGGAGATGGAGAATATTTTATGTCTGTAAGCAGAGTTATTCCGGATTTTAAATATTTAACTGGAAATGCGAAGATTACTTTATATCTAAGTTCTTATCCGGATCAAACGGGAGTTAGTTCTCCTTTAGGTCCCTTTACCGTTACATCAACGACTGATAAACTAAATACTCGAGCCAGAGGAAGACTGGTTTCAATTAATATTGCTAATGATTCTACAGGCGAAACCTGGAGATATGGCACATTGAGATTAGATGCACGGGCAGACGGGAGACGATAATGCCATTTCAATCTGAAAAACAAAGAAGATATTTATGGGCTAACGAGCCAGAGATAGCTCGTGATTGGACTGAAACTTATGGAAGTAGAGTTGAAAATAATATGGGTGGAATTACCCGAGCAGGTTTTGCTATGGGAAGTCCCTGGACGTGGTTAGCCAAGATGATTAGTGGAGGACTTAAAAATTATGTTACAGACACCCCTAGTCAAAAAGCGTGGGATTATCTTGGACAACAAGAATATAAAACTCCCGATGGTCAATCAATTATGGATTATGGACAAAGCCTTTATCAACCCGGTCAAATTCTAGAAGGATATAATCCTGTTTCAAGTTTTGGTGTAGGACCTATGGGAACTTTACAAAAAAGAAGACAATACATGTTGGATAGACTGGCTGCCGGAAAAGATTATAGTGAGAAAAATTTAGGAAACGTTACATCAGCATTAGCAACTCTTCAAGGTCTAGATGTAAATAATCCAAATGAAATGAGAGCGATGGATCCTCCTCAAGCTGATCCTGGAAATTGGTCTACTTATGAAAGTAATCCAACGGGAGAATTTAATGATGGGGGAAGAGTTGGTTATGCTGAAGGTATGTCCCCTGGAGAAGCTCAAGCCAGAGGACTAGGAGCACAACATCATGGCTCAACTACATCTGGAAATTTACACGCAGGAAATATGCATCAAGGTAATGATGGATATCAAGATCAAATTATGCTGGGTGGAACAGGTATTAAACCCGAACCGAAAAAAAATTTGATAGGCATGGGAATAACAGGACTTAGAGGCATTCTACCATTTTTAGGGGAGAAAGCTACTTTACCAGGAGTAGCATTAAGCATTTATGATATCATTAATCAGGAACCAGACATCGACGATATAATTTTATCAGCAGATCAAGAAACAACTGACGAAGAAACAGAGCAAGAAAAAATAGCCAAGAATATTAGAAATATGGAGAAGTTTATGGCTAACCAAAAACTAAAAAATAAAGCTGACATCTTTAAGGAATATGAATAATGGCAAAAATAACATCATACATTCCAGAACCTCAACCAAAATATACACCAGATAATCAAAGACAAATCTTGGCTGCTATTGAAGGAATAAAAAATGAGTTGAACTTTGCTTTTCAAAATGATTTAAAGGAAGAACAAGACACATTTAACTATTTTATATCATGACTATTCAATACAAGAACCAGGGATTTAGTTTAACGACAACCAATACAGTGTCTGTTTTAACAGCAAATGCTACTTCAGTTGTTTTAATCAAGCAAATTCAAGCTAGTAATGGGTCTTCAGCAGGAGCTTTATCAGTGGTTACTCAAGTTACAGATGCTACGGCAGCTGTGACATATAGAATAGGTAATCAAAGTATTGCAGCTTCTTCTACAACTGATATAATAACTAAAACATTGGTACTAGAATCTAACGATGTTTTAAAAATGACATGCGCAACAAAGGATGAAATACAAGGAATCGTTTCGTACGCCTTGATAAATAGAGAAAACCAGAATGGCTAAAGAAGTAGAGGAAAGAGAAAATTTTATTTCGGAAAAAGATGCAGATACGTTTAGAAACGTAATGGATAATTATTTTAATTTAGAAGATAAAAGATGTTTTCATCATAGAACCACTCAAGTAATAGACTGTATGTATATACATGACATCCCTGAAGTGGATGAATTAGGCTTAAAATTAAAAAAATTAGCGAAGGAGCGAAATGAAAAATATACCATCAATTATTTTCAAATCGTAAAGTGGCCAGAACATAGTAACCAGGGAGAACATATTGACTTTGACTATCATCCCTATTCCACTATTTTATATTTAAATGATGATTTTGACGGAGGAGAAACAGTAGTAGGAGATGAAATTATTTATCCTAAAAAATGTAAACTAATAGGTTTTGAGGGAAATAGAATAACACATAAAGTAAACCATATAACGAAAGGAACAAGGTACACCATACCTTGTTGGTATAAATATGAGTCAAAATTCTAAAGATGATTTACCTAAGATTAATTGCACGACTGTAATTACTTGGAGAAATACAAAGACAGGAGAAATATATAAAGAGAAGAAAGAAGGACCAGATATTGTACAAGATTGTGATGTACACATTTCGCCTAAAGGTTTAGAAATTCTTCAGAAAGTAATGCGTGATAGTGGCAAAAAATCTTAATATTCTTTCTATTGATTGTGATTGGGTAAGAGATTTAAGAACTCAACAAGATCTTCTTTCATTTGCTCTTCCTTTATTATCTAAAAATTCTAATATAGTTTTCGACTATGATCATCATAAAATTTATTCTCATTTTCTTCATGGCTATGATGAATATAATTTATACAACATAGATCATCATCATGATTATGCTCATCTTCTCTATGATGATTTAAATGAGGGAAATTGGTTGTATCATTTGTCGAATGTGTTCCCCAATAAAATAAATTATGTGTGGATTAATAATCCTGAGTCTGCTCATCCTAGTCATTTTAATAGACAAAAAATGAATAAAAAATTAAAATCATATAAATTTGACCAACGTTTAACCTCTATTCCTCAGCAAACATTTGACAAAATTTTTATATGTTGTAGTCCTGAACCTGAGTATAATACAAACGAAGGAATTAATACTTATAAAATAATGGAAAGGATAATTAATGATAAAAATAATAAATAATGTTTTAACTAAAGAAGATTGTTTTGATTTGTATAAAGGATTAACAGAAAATAATATATGGCATTTATCTAGATCAAGTGATCCAAGCACTTTGGGAGGATCTTTTCCTGGAATAATTTTAATAAATAATCACGAGATTGTTTATAACAATCAATACTGGATAGGTTATTTTAATTGTTTGTTTGATAGAATAAATGCAGAGTTACAGAAACAACATAACTTTAGATTAACAAGAAATATAAAAAGAATATCTTTAAACGCTCAAAATGATAATCATTATACAGAGTTTCATGAAGATAACCCAGAAGATACTTATAGCATCGTAGGATTTTTTACACCACAATGGGCTGAAGAGTGGGGTGGAGAATTAAATGTAGAAGGCGAAGTTATTAAATATAATCCAGGCGATTTTGTATTATTCAACTCTACTCAATTACATAAATCAAAGCCTATAAAAAAAATACCATATTGGAGGACATCAGTAAGTTATGTTATTAATAAACCAAAATCCTAAAGGTGGAACNGAACTACAATTAGCCCACTTTAAAAAATTTGTAGACCAAAAATTAGTTGAACAAATAGACTTACATCTTTCTGTTCCTGAACGCTTACCTATTAACCCTAATAAGCCAAGTATTATTTGGTTAAAGAATTCTTATGATCAACCTAACTTGTATCCCTGGTTTAAGAAAAAAGAAAATCATACTAAGTATGATTGGTATGTTTTTAATACTCACTGGAGTTATGAAAAATATAGACAACATTTTAATCTTCCTCATGACAGATGTGTGGTTATTAAAAATGGAGTAGAAGATGTTCCAAGATCAAAATTAGATTATCAAAAAGGACAACCAATTAAAATGGTTCATCAATGTACACCATGGAGAGGACTGTCCGTTTTATTAGGGGCCATGCAATTAGTGAAGAATCCTCTAATTAGTTTAGATGTTTATTCTTCAACAGAAATTTATGGAAAACATTTTCATGATGCTAATCAAGCAACGTATGAACCTTTATTTGAACAAGCAAGGAAGTTGCCCAATGTTAATTATATTGGACATAAATCCAATGAAGAAGTAAAAAATTCTTTACAGAATTATCATATGTTTCCGTACCCTAGTATATGGGAAGAAACATTTTGTATCTCTGCAATTGAATGTATGAAAGCTGGATTATATACGATAGTTACCAACTTTGGAGCTTTGTTTGAAACTTGTGCTGAGTTTCCAATGTATATTCCTTATGACAGAAATTATAAAAACTTAGCAATGAAATTTGCTGCAGGGATTGAAGCAGCTGCCGAACAGATTCATACTGATGCTATTAAGGACCATTTAAAATTTCAAATGGAATACTGTGATAGATATTATAATTGGACTAAACAAGGCGCATCATGGAATGCATTTTTGAAAGGAGCAATTGAACATTATGCCAAAACTCGACAATCTAGATGAAAATGAAACACATAACGCTACTCATGAACCCATCTGGTTTAATGAGGATACGTATCAAACCATTAAACATGATAAGGTAGAACCTATAGTGAGAGAAATAAATATTGGAGAAAGATCTCCTTATAAAATTATGGTATGTACTCCCGTACATAGTGATGTCAGTATGCATTATTGTCAAACTGTCTTAAAACTTCAACAAGAATGTATGATGAAAAATATGCTTGTAAGTTTTACTCTTTTAAAATCTTCCTTAGTTACCCAGGGTAGAAATTTATGTGTCGCTGATTTTCTTAATCATGAAGATGAATATACTCATTTATTATTTTTAGATTCGGATATTGATGTTAATCCTTCAACTATCTTTAAAATGTTAGAACTAGAGAAAGATTTAATAGCATGTCCCTATAGTATGAAAACTTTAGATTGGAATAAAATGTGGCGTAGATTAGAGAACGAAAAAATAGATAAAGCTGATGATTTAATGAAAGCTGGATTTACTTTTCCTATTAAAGTCCCTGATCCCGAATCGGTTATTGTGGAAAAAGGAGTTATGAAAGCAACTCATGCCCCTACGGGATGTATGCTTATTAAAAGACATGTTATTGAAAAGCTTATTAAAGCTCATCCAGAGTTAGAAATATTTCAACCGACATATATCAATGGAAAAGAGACTAGTAGAAAAAACTTTTATAACCTTTTTGATACATTACATGACCCTAAAACTAAGAAATACTTTGGCGAAGACTTTGGTTTCTGNCAAAGATGGACAGATTTAGGNGGAGAAGTTTATCTTTATATCATGGATTATATTACCCATGTTGGGGAATACCAATACTGTGGTAGATTTTGGGATGAGCTTTTACATGTAAAACGTATTGACGACCCCTCAAAAATCAAATAAAGTACTAGAATACAGGATATTCACACCTGCACTTCAACTTAAAATGTGACGAAATTATGGCAATAACAGATATTAATATTTCAGAAAAATTAGAAGCCGGGGCGCCTAGCATTAAATATACAGGGGATATGAATCCTAATATCCAGGAACCTAATATGCAGGTAGCTTCCGACCCAAGTTGGGAA